ATTCTAAAGATAAAAGAAAGATATTCATTAACAAGCGAAGAAGTAGATGAAATTTTTTTTAACAAAAAAGTGTCTTAAAAAGACACGAAAGGAGAGTAAATGAAAAATTTGAAAAAATGCGAGACGATACACAAATTAGAAGGAGGAATAAAAAATGGAATTGCAAGACAATATTTTTTATACACCAACAGTATTTGCTGAATTAAGAGGATGCAATATAGATACGGCAAGAACAATATATAATTTACCGGATTTTCCAAGTGAAAATTTTGGAAAAGAAAAAGTTGCATTAGGAAGTGCAATAAGAGAATGGTATAGAGAAAAAAGAGTGAAAGGGGAATAAACAAATGAAGATTATTAATAAGAAGAAATTTATAGCAAGAATAATAGATCTTGTAATTATTATAGCAACGATAGTATTAACACCAATGGCAATTAATTATGCAAATGCCTGGAGAGGATATAGAGGTTTTGGAGGAGAATATTTACTTCCAATATTAGGTTTATTAGCAATATTAGTAATAGAAACTATTTTAGAAGAAAGCAACAGGAGGTAGGCCATGAATATAAAGGAATATGTAAAAAGTTTATTTATCATATACAGATACAGAAAAATGAAAGCAACATTGCGTATTATGAAAAATAATTTAAAACTTTTGAAAGGAGGAAATTAAATGGGTTATAAGGAAATTAAAGATCTTATTTCAGATATAGACGAATTTCATAATGAAGCTGAATTAAGAGAAATCTTACAACAAATTTTATTCATCTGTGAAGAAAACATAAAAAAAGAATTATCTACCGACAGCCAATCAAAATAGATAATTCAAAAAAATATTTATATAAATACTTTCTATTTGCATTTTATCATAGAAAGTTAGAAAGGACAAGAGTTTGAAAATAAATAATAAATTAAATTTACCACAACCTTTTGTAGATGCAGTTACAAGAGAGTACGAATATAAAGACAAACAATATAGTGTAACTACAATATTGAAAGATGTTAGAGAAATATTACTTACTAGAAGACATAATAACGAAATAGAGCAGGATGTTGCTGATATGATTTGGCTTATTTTTGGAACAGCTGTACATAAAGTTTTAGAAGAAAGCCAGGAAGAAGCTTCAGAAGTTAAAGAAGAACATTTTGTAGAAGAAGTTGAAAATGGCTATAAACTTTCAGGCCAAGCAGATTTATATAATTTAGAACAAAAAATGGTAACAGATTATAAAACATGTTCAGTATGGAAAGTTATTTATGATGATTGGGATGATTATAAAAAACAATTATTAATGTATGCTTGGGCATTTAAAAAAATGGGATTTGAAGCTGATAAAGGACAAATAGTAGCAGTAATAAAAGATTATAGTAAAACCAAGGCAAAAACAGATAGTAATTATCCTCAATACCCAGTTTACAAAAAGATATTTAATTTTACAGAACAAGACTTTGAAGAAATAGAAACATATATAAAAGAAAAGTTTAAACAAATTGCAGAAAACGAACAAACTCCGGATGACGATTTACCAATATGCAGTGAAGAAGCAAGATGGAACGATGGTGATAAATATGCAGTAAAGAAAAGAGGCAATAAAAGAGCTTTAAGGGTTTACGACACTTTAGAAGAAGCAGAAAATCATTTAAAAGAAGATGAAAGTTTAGAATTAGAAATTCGCAAAGGTGAAGATAAAAAATGTTTAGAATATTGCAGTTGTTGTGAATTTTGTAATTATTGGAAAGAAAGATATGGAGGTAATAAATAATGGAAAATGGAAAAGTTGAAATGAAATTAGAAGACTTTATGGAATTAATGGAAGAAAAAAAGTCTTCAGATTATGCAAGCGATGAATTAGACGAAATATTAACAATGTTATTTGATAATGCAAGACTAAGTTATGACGATAAAGATTTATATTTTGATGCTGATAAATTAGATGGCTATTTAAAAGGTAGAGAAAGATGTCGTTATTACGCAACTTTAAAAAAATTACAAGAAGAAAAAACAAAGAAAAATCAAGAAAACAAGGAGGATGAAGATTAATGGAAAAAGCTGAATTAAAAGAAGTTCCAACTTTAGAAGGAATGTTGGATTCAAACAGAAAATTAATTTTTGAATGTTTAGATGTAACAAGAACACTTTATGGAGAATTTACAGCAGATGCAATGCCTGAAAATAATATACCTGAACCAACTTGCATAATGGCAGATATTGTAGGACAAAACAATAATTTAAAGTTCTTACTAGATACATTAATAAGTATAAAAAATCAAGTTAAATAGAAAGGAGAATTATCGCATGGGAATACCAGTATTAATTTTAGGTGAAAGTGGATCAGGTAAAAGCTGTTCTCTTCGTAATTTTGAGAAGGATGATGTTGTGGTCTATAACATTGCAGGAAAGCCTCTTCCATTTAAAAAGCAATTAAACAAAGCAGACAATGTGACTTATACACAAATAAAAAATAACATGGCCAAAGGAAATTTTAAAACTTATGTAATAGATGATAGTCAATATTTAATGGCTTTTGAAAGTTTTGAACATGCAAAAGAATTAGGGTATGGAAAATTTACTAATATGGCCTTAAATTTCAAAGATTTAATTGATTTTATTATAAAGAAAACACCAAGTGATTGCATTGTATATATGTTGCATCATACAGAACTTGCAGAAAACGGAAAACTAAAAGCTAAAACGCTTGGAAAAATGCTTGATAATCAGCTTACTGTAGAAGGTTTATTTTCAATAGTTTTACTTTGCCAAGTAGAAGGAAGCGAACACTTCTTTATTACAAATTCTGATGGTAGTAATCCAGCTAAAAGCCCTATGGATATGTTCGAATTAAAAATAGATAATGACTTAAAAATGGTAGATACAACAATAAGAGAATATTACGAATTAAATAAAAAGGAAAACAAAAAGAATGCAGATGTTAGAACAACTGAAGGATAATATTTCAGTATATGCCTGTAATGGACATTGTAGTAAATGTGGAAATTGTTGTACTAATTTTTTACCAATTACTAAAAAAGAAGTTAAAAGGATCAAACAATATATAAAAGAAAACGATATAAAAGCTGAAAACAGAATAACTGATAAAGGTATTATTTTACAATGTCCGTTTTTAAATCAGGAAACAAAGAAATGCAAAATATATGAAGTAAGGCCATTTGTATGTAGAAATTTTCTTTGTAGCAATAAAGACTGGAGAAGAAAAAGAAAATTATATATGGAAAGAGCAGACTATAACGGAATGTCAAAAAAGGGCGAAATAAAACCTGTATATAGTACAGATGAATTATTCTTTGATGATTTGCAATTTTTCTTTTACTATGTTGAAGATTTATGCCGAAGATTACCTGGAGGACTAACAAAGGAAAACTTTAGTCTAGTAATAGAAAAATCAAACAGAAAAGAAATATTAAAATATATGAAATTCAAGGAAAGGGGTGAAAATAATGCAGAAACTTGATTTAGATAGTGAATTATTAAAACCAATGAAAGAAAGACTTGAACTTACATTAAATAGATTAGTTGGTATAGTTGCAACACAAAACAAAGAAGCGGAAATCGTATTAAAACTAAATATTGATAGTGCAAAACAATATGAAAAAGATGATAAAAAAGCAAAAGTTATTAAAGAATGGGTAGAGCCAAGAATTGATTATTCTATAAGCGAAAAGATAAAAGAAACAAAAAACACTAATAAAGGTTTAGTTGGATTTGATTATCAGGTAATGATTGATTCTAAAGACAATGTAACTTATGTAGAAAAGATTAATGAACAAACAAGTATGTTTTAAGGAGGTCCATTATGGAATTAAACAATAAAGAAAGATCAGAATTAGAATATTTAAGAGGATTTAAAAAAGGTGTAGAAGATGCAATGAAACTTGTATATGGCCAAGAAGAAATACAAATGGAAATTGAGAAACATGAAGATACACCAGTAATTGTACCTTATGCAACAAAGATAGAAGCAAAAAAGATTACACCAGAGGAAATGGGCAAAATATTTGATGATTTAAAAAGCAAATTATTAGGAGGTAAATAAAATGCAAAAACCAAGTGATTATGAAAATGTACAACCAATAAGTGATTTTGAAACATTAGATCCAGGAGCGTACAAATGTAAAATATTAAAAGTAGAGGAATTAAAAGCAAGTAATGATAAGGAATATTTAAAAATTAGCTTTGATATAGCAGAAGGAGAAAAAGCAGATTTTTATAAGAAAAGATATCAAGCTGACACAAGAGAAGATAAAAAGTGGAGTGGAGTATTAGTAATATTTGCATTAGATTTTGAAGGCAAAACAAATAGATATTTAAAAACATTAATAACTTGTGCTGAAGCTTCAAATCCAAATTTTAAATTTGATTGGAATAAGCCTGATTGCTTAGTAGGTAAAAAAGTAGGAATTGTATTTAGAGAAGAAGAATTTTTAGATACATTTGGAGAAATAAAATCAGCAACAAAACCATTTAGAGCATGTGTGTATGACAAAACTGAAGAAGCAAAAATACCAAACAGAAAAGAATTAAAGAACAAGGATGATATCATTGATCAACAATTTGATGCTGCAGCAAGCTCTGATGATGACCTACCTTTTTAGGAGGTAATCTATGAATTTTATAAGAGAAGTTAAGGAAAGAGCGGATATAGTAAAAGTAGCAGAACACTACGGCCTAAAATTGGATAGGGCATATAAATGTGTATGCCCATTCCATAAAGAAAAAACAGCAAGCTTTTCAATTTCGCCAAGTAAACAAATATGGAAATGTTTCGGTTGTGGAAAAGGTGGCGATTCAATTTCTCTTGTAGCTGAACTATTAAATATAAATGCTTTAGAATCAGCAAAAAGTATAAATTACACTTTAGGTTTAGGACTGGATGCAGACAAACCAAGCAATTATTTAGAAATAAATAAATATAAAGAAAAACGAAAATTAGAAGAAATGTTTAAACAATGG